CCTGTAAAGTTTTTTGATTTAGATGCACCTGCAACACCAGAGAGAATAGACCAACTGCGTAAAATTTTTGATCTTGATGATTATGAAGCTGTTGACATTATTGACAGAGCTTTAGATGAAGCAGGTCCAAATGCAAGTATTGCAAAGATCTATGATGAAATAAAATTAATTTCTAATGCTAATGATCTTAGTGCTAACACTACGGCAGATTTATTTAGTAGCTTTACAGAAGAATTACAAAGAGAAGGTTTTGGTGGTTTAACACATCAAGGAGGGAAGAAGGCAGGTAAAGGTAAAAGATTACATCAAGTAAGAATATATTTTGATCCAGCTAATTCTTTAACAATAAATAAAGTTGATTTGAGTCAATACGATAAATTTATAACTGGTGAATCCTTAAAAGGAATACCCCCTACAGGGCAAGGTGTACCTGTTGATCAAACTTATAACGTAAGAACAATTAATACCAATGATGATTTAAAAGAACTTCTTTTATCACGCTTAGAACAATACAAGCAAAAAGGTCAGTTTCCAGAAAAAAGATCGTTTGCAAATATGGCACAAGCAGCAAGAAGGCAACTGCCACAAGATACCGTTCTTGGGTTAGAAAGATTTGTTAATAATTTTGGTCCTGGTGGAAAAGAAGACTTGCCAGCAATGATTATTGCAATGAATGATTTAGTACATGAAAGTCTTACAAATGTTGGAGATCTAGCAAAACAATTAGATCAGACAATGGCTACTGGTAATCGTGTACGCTATGACGAAATTAAACAAGAATTTGCTAGTAATTTAAAAATCTTTGATGGTCTTATTAATATTCATAGAACAACTAAAAATATACTGGGTCAAAGTTTAGCCGCTAATAAAGTACCAGCTAATATTGGTGACAAAGCTACAGATATACAATCTTTATTTGGAAGAACACCAGAAGAAAAGTTTTTAGATCAAGCACAAAATCTTCGAGCTACTCCTGATGATCTTTATGCAGATCCTTTAAGTGAATTTAATATAGATGACATACTAAAAATTGCAGATGATGGTGACACTAAACAGTTAAGAACTTTAGTTAGAAAAATACAAATAGCATCACAAAATCCAAATGCTCTTAAAACTTTAATTAACGAAGGTGGTGGTACTCGTTTCTTAAAAATAACAAATGAAATATTTATAAACTCTATTTTATCTAGTCCCATAACTCACCAAGTCAATATGCTTTCAACAGCATTAAATACATTAGCAAGACCTGTTGAATTAGCTTTAGGAGCAGAAGACTCTATATCGAGAATGAGAGCAGGTAGAGAGCTTATTTATATGGTTACTTCTTCATTTGATTCTTTAAAAATGGCAGTAGCTTCATTAAGAGCAGAAGATAATATTCTTGATGCTGGTGCGATGATTTCTGATGTAGAAAGATTTGCAATAAGATCTACAGGCAAAGGACCTGTCGCTAAGTTAATTAATGGAGTAGGTACTTTATATCGCATACCAAGTAGATTTCTTCTTGCAGAAGATGAATTTTTTAAACAGATAAACTTTAGAGCCTTTGCTATGGCTGATGCTTGGGAGAAAGGAACAAGGCAAGGACTTACTGGTGATGCGTTAAAAGATTTTATGAAAGAACAGTTTGATGGTGTAGTCAAAATTGTTAATCAACAAAGTAAAGATGGTGTTTTTTCAAAAGAAATTTTAGATTTATATGAACGTGCAAAACAATTTGCGGCAGAAACAACTTTTACTAACAACCTTGGTAAAGGCACTTTAAGTGGTGATTTTCAATCACTGGTAAGTAAACACCCTTCATTAAGAATCTTTTTTCCATTTGTTAGAACTCCTTTAAATATTCTAAAAAGCACTTTTAAAAGGACTCCTGGTGTTAATAGATTCATGAAAGAACACATGGATGCGATAAGAAGCACTGATCCATCTGTAAGGGCAAGAGCTATTGGGGAATCTAGAGTTGGTGGCACAATGTGGTTAGCTGGTCTTACAACAGCAGCAGCAGTTAATGTTCCTAATGCACCTATAGCAATTACAGGCGGTGGTCCTAAAGATTTCAATTTATTAAATCAAAAAAAAGCTACAGGTTGGCAACCTTATAGTTTTAGATTTTTAGTAAAACCTGGTGAATATGAAAATGTTGCTAAGAAAGGTAAAGCTAATGAGACAATTAAAATTGATCAAGATACCACTTTGGTAAGGGGAGCAGATGGCAATCTTAAATACAGATACGTTAGCTATAAAAGATTAGATCCTTGGGCATCATATTTATCAATGTCTGCTGATATGGCAGAAATAGCTGGACAGATACCAAGTGGAGAGTGGGGAGATTTTATTGAAGTGTCAGGAGTAGCAATAGCAAGAAATTTTAAAGACAAAACATATTTACAAGGTCTTACGGAACTAGCTAATTTGTTTAACAATGAACAAGGTTTATCAACTTGGATTGCTAGAAGATTAGCAGCTTTAACAAATCCTTTATCAGCAGGTGGTCGAGATGCTAAAAAAACTTTTGATTCTGTATCTGTTTTAGGAAATGAATTTGATATAGGTCCAAGAGGCCCTAATGGTGAGAGAGTAATTCTAGATAAAAAAGTAAGGCCTGGAGATGCAACAGGTCCAATGATTATTGTACGAAGGTACTTAAATGAATTAGCTGCAACTGTACCAGGATGGAATAATGATTTACCAGCAATTCAAAATTGGATTACAGGTCAATATGTTGAATACCCTGTAGGCTTTGGCCCTGACAATTGGAATGTTTTGCTAGATGGATGGTCAACTGATACACAAACAATTAACGATCCCGTCTTAAGTGTCTTAGCTGATATGGAAGCTAGTTTTGAAGCTCCAAAAGCATCATTTTTAAATGGTGAAATACCTTTAGATAAAAAACAATACGCACAGCTTATTTACATGACCGCTAGTGAAAAGAAAGGGAATCTTAGATTATATGATGCTTTACTGAAAGAAATAAACAAACCAAGAATGCAAGCTGAAATAAGAATTGCTAGAGGATTAGAAATTAATAATACAAATCAAGAAGCAAGTGTTGCAGCATCTGATGATTCAAGAAAATATGTTCTTAAACAATTAGGAAATATAGTTAGAGAATATAAAGCAAGAGCAAAAGAGAGGTTTTTAAATTTACCAGATGAAGAAATACAAAAAATGAAAGCCAAATATGATCAACAAGTAATATTACAAAACAGAATTAGGAAAGAAGAAATAATGAGAGATAGAATGAAACAAACAAATCCCAACAATGCAATCGAAACCCTTCAAACTCTTTAATCATGGCTACTAACACTGCTGCATCTTTTACAAACCATACTGGTAATGGTACTGCTGGTCCTTTCAGTATCTCCTTCTCCTATCTATCAGAAGCTGAAGTTGATGTTACGGTCGGTGGTGTACTTAAAACCTTATCAACTCATTACACCTTCACCAGTGCTACACAAATCACATTTACCAGTGGTAATGAACCTGCTAATGGTGTTGCTATAAAAATACAAAGAGATACAGATATAAGTTCTAAAAAGGTAGATTTTCAAGATGGCAGCGTTCTTACAGAAATAGATTTAGATAATAACTCAAATCAATTAATACACGCACTACAAGAAATTACTGATGGTGGTACTGCTTCTGTTACTACCTCAACAAATCCACCTTCAAATGCTTCTGATGGTGATTTGTGGTGGAGTGATGAAGATGGTGAATTACATGTTTTCTATAATGATGGCAATTCACAACAATGGGTAAGTACTTCTGGTTCTAGTGGCGGTAGTAGTAGCGGTAGTAGTGGAGAAACAAATCAAAACGCATTTTCTAATGTTGCTGTTAGTGGTCAAAATACTGTTCAAGCAGATTCAACAACAGATACATTAACATTTGCTGCTGGTACTAATATGAGTATCACAACTAATAGTAGTACAGATACAGTTACTTTTAACTCAACTTTATCTCCAACAAATACATTCTCTACATTTTCTGTTAGTGGTCAAAACAATGTAGTTGCTGATACAACAACAGACACATTGACATTTGTCGCTGGTACTAATATGAGTATCACAACTGATGACAGCACTGATACAATTACATTTAATGCAACTGGTGGTGGCGGTGGTGGTAGTGGAGATATAACTGCTGTAACTGCTGGCACAGGCTTATCAGGTGGAGGTACAACTGGTGCTGTAACTTTAAATCTAGCTAATACTGCAGTTGGTGCTGGTAGTTATACAAACGCTAATATTACAGTTGATGCACAAGGAAGAATTACAGCAGCAGCTAATGGTTCTACTGGTAGTGGTAGTTTCACTCAAAGTGGTACGGGTGCTGTATCCAGAACAATTTCTGATAAATTACGAGACACAATTTCTATTAAAGATTTTGGAGCAACTATTGATGGTAATAATGATGCAACAGAAATTAACTATGCCAAAACTCAACAAGGAGTACAAGGTGGTCCATTACTTATTCCAGCAGGAACTATAGATGATAATGGTACTGACTATACCAATGTTGGCGGTCTAAGTTATTACAATGATTCTTTTAGTACTGGTATAAATTTTCCTGAGCAAGCACGAAAGAGTTTAATATTACTTACTGCTGAAACAAGTACTAACACTACTTTATCTGATTCTTTAGGAAGAATACCTTTAAGTATTACAACCACAGCAAAAGGAGCGCAACATTCTTCGGGAGCAAGATCAAACTTATTAAATCAATCAACAAATGGTAATGGTAATACAGGTTTTTATGGTAGAGCAACTAACTATTCAAATGCTTTTTGGGGTGCAGCAATACATGGTGAGACAAGACATAATGGTGGAACATCTATAGGTATATCAAGTGAAAATGCTGGGTATTCAGTGAATGGGTCTATGTATGGTGTTACATCACATATAACAACAGGAACTTCTGATACGCATCCAGAAGATAATAGTACCAGTGTTGCTTCTCCAACTGGAGACAGGGTAGGTTTTATAACTTTAGGATCTGATCAAACTAGTACTGTTGGTAATAATGGAAGATGGTTAGAAGGCTTACGTATAAAAGATAATTCTATAGCTACAACTGGTACTGGAATAAAAATTGAAGGTAGTCAAAGTAGCTCTGGCAGTATTGCAAAAGGTATTGATTTATCTGGTACTTTTTCTACTGCTGCAGTAAAAATATCATATGATCAAAAAATTCAGTGGGGTATAGATTATTCAATACAAGGCACTACTGGTACAGGAATAGATTTAATTACACCTACCTCATCATTTCGTGTCTATGCTACTGCTGCTGTAATTCAATGTGGAGGCATGATAAGGCCATCCACTGACAACAATAGAACTTTAGGAGAAAGTGCATACAGATGGTCACAACTTTATGCTGGAACAGCTACTATTGCCACTTCAGATGAAAACGAGAAGCAAGATATTAGAGATGCTACAGATGCAGAGAAAAAAGTTGCAGTTGCTATAAAACCTTTATTTAAAATGTTTAGGTTCAAAGATGCTGTTGCAGCTAAAGGTGATAATGCAAGATTACATTTTGGTGTTATTGCACAACATGTAGAAACAGCTTTTGTAAACGAAGGATTAGACCCAAGTAAATACGCTTTGTTCTGTAAAGATACTTGGACTGATGATACAACTAAAGAAGAAGTTACTAGATTAGGAATTAGATATTCTGAACTATTAGCCTTTGTAATTTCTTCTTTATGATGTAATTATGTTTTTAACCTCTTTTGTATTTATCTAAAATTTTTACTCATGGCAGCACTTAACTTTCCAAACAGTCCAAGTACTAACGATACTTATACTGCTAATAACATTTCATATACATGGAATGGAACAGCATGGAAGAAAACATCTTCTGGTATTACTGATGGAGATAAGGGTGATATAACGGTTAGTAATTCTGGACAGACATTTACTGTTGATAATGCTGCTATTACAACAACTAAGATTGCAGATGATGCTGTTACTGACGCTAAGTTAGCCAACTCTATAAACTCAGCTATTGCAGCTAATACTGCAAAGGTAACTAACGCAACTCATACAGGAGATGTAACGGGTTCAACTGGTTTAACTATCGCTAATGATGCAGTTAGTTATGCAAAGATGCAAAACATATCAACAACAGATAGAGTTTTAGGTAGAAATTCCAGTGG